AATTGGGATTAGCAGATTAAAAGTTGTCAAAAACATGTCACTTTTAGAGGGTAAAAATAATTTATTATGTTATTATGCAATAGTTTAAATGGCAGTTACCGCAAGGAACTGACCAATAATAATGCTTGGCGGTCAAGTTAAATGGTGCTACTGACTTTATCAGAATAGCGCAAACCGCATTTTAATTATGCCGGAAAGGTTTAAGCAGCTGCACAACTTAGCTCTATAATGAGCCAATAGGCGGCGTACTGTGTAGTTAGTTTAAACTGCTATGGCGCAATTACACGCCGCCACGATTATAACAGTCTACTCATTCGAGTAGGCTTTTTATTATGCCTATCGAGGTGATTTGATATGTCTGTAAAATATTGCGATTCCTATAACTGTAAATTCCAAGCAAAAACTGACACTGGCTGCACAACCGACATAGAAATACGTGACGGTGTATGCGTTACCTACTCAGAGGGGAAGTTTGTTGATTATAAGATAAATCCCATGCGTAGGAATAAAGGTGGATCATACGTCAATAATAAAGGCGGTACACTGAAATGAACCGTGAACCGATACCTAAACACCCGCGAATAATAGATAAGTCAGGCATGAAGAAAGTAAAAGCTATTGACCACTGCGAAAGATGTGGCAGACAGTCAAACGGCTTTATTAATTTAGAAGTAGCCCATGTGATCAGTAAGGGGGCTAGTGGACCTGATATAAAGGAAAATTGTTTAAAGCTATGCGGCCCTGCATCTATGGCGGCTGGTTGCCATGGGCTAGATCATCAAGGAAAGATTAGTAATGATGAACTATTTAGTATTATAGCGGTGCGAGAAGAAAAGTCACCGGAAGAGATCAAAGAAATAGTGCATCAAGCTTGGAGGATTGGAATCTATGAGTGACCAATACGAAATTATCATACCTAAAGATGCAGGATTAAACGATCTGCGGCAATTACTTGCCAAGGCAGAAAACATCATTACCAAGCTAACGCCATTGATAGCACAGTACAAGATTAACAGAACCAATGCTAGGGCAGCTTATGACGATGCATTATCTACAGCTAAGATCAAAGCCATAGCTGACCATGACGGACTAAAGGCCAATCATCAGACGATGATTAATGCTTATGCGGCTACTGCGCCGGGCGTAAAAGAATTAAAGCAAGCGTGGCTAGAAGCGAAGGCAATTGAAATAAAGGCTGTTGATAGGCTAGGACAGGTCCAAGGGATGAGGGACACGTTAAAGGCTATGGTAAAAAGTGAGAATTTCAGCTATTGATGTGATAAGTTTATGCAAACTATATGAATAAAATTATCATAAAGTATCAAAATTCGACGTGCTGATAATTTTATTTTGAATATATATGCAAAGTTGGTGATAATGTGTCGAAACTTACAGATAAGCAGCAAAGGTTTGTTGATGAATATATGATTGACTTGAACGCAACCCAAGCGGCGATTCGTACGGGCTATTCGTCAAGAACGGCAGATGTTCAAGGACCTCGACTGTTAGGAAATGTTGGCATTGCCCGCGCGATAGCCGAACACAAAGCTGAGCTTGCCGCAAGGGCCGCCGTTACCGCTGAATATGTTTTGACTAGCCTAAAAGATGTCGTTACAAAGAGCATGCAGGCTGAGCCTGTTTATGATAAGTTTGGCCATCCAACTGGCGAGTGGGTGTTTGATAGTAAAGGCGCTACAGGCGCATTAAATTTGCTAGGCAAGCATATTGGCATGTTTAATGAAAAGGTCGATGTTAACCATACAGGGACAGTTGGAGTACAGATTGTAGACGATATAAAAGCGGCTCAAAATGGAACAGGTTAAGCTTTCTCAAATAATTGCGCCTAGCTTTTTCGCTGTTCACTCATCAGTAAAAAATAACGAATTTACTCACTACTGGCTAAAGGGTGGGCGTGGTAGTACAAAGTCATCGTTTGTATCAATTGAACTGATTCACGGGATAATGTCTGATCCAATGTCGAACGCGGTTGTTCTGCGTAAAGTAAAAGATACTTTGCAAGGCAGTGTTTTTAGTCAGCTTATGTGGGCTATAGATGCACTGAAAGTAAATGCCTATTGGAACATAAAACATAGCCCTTTGGAATTAACTTATATACCAACGGGGCAAAAAATATTATTTCGTGGCGCAGACGATCCAAAGAAAATAAAATCCATCAAGGTTGCCAAAGGATATGTAAAATATGTCTGGTTTGAAGAAGTTGATGAGTTTGGTGGAGTTGAAGAAATCCGAACCATTAATCAGTCTTTGCTACGCGGCGGCGAAAACTTTGTTGTATTTTATTCTTACAACCCGCCAAGAAGTGTTCAAAGCTGGGTTAATCAAGAAGTAGCAATTAGTCGTGATGATCGTATGATCCACAGTAGCACTTATTTAACGGTACCCAAAGAATGGCTGGGAAGACAATTCATTATCGAAGCTGAGCACCTAAAGAAAGCAAATGAAAACGCTTATAATCACGAATACATGGGCGAAGTAACTGGAACCGGCGGCGAAATATTCAGCAACGTTACTTTGAGGGCCATCACAGATGAAGAGATAGCAATATTTGACCAGATTCGCAGAGGCATTGATTATGGTTATGCGGTGGATCCGTTTACTTATATTGTGTGCCATCATGATCAAACTAGAAAGAAGCTTTACATCTTTTTTGAAATATATAAAGTCGGGCTATCTAATCGTAAGGCGGTAGATTTAATCAAACTCGAAAACAAATCAAACAAGGAAATAACGGCAGATAGTGCCGAGCCTAAATCCATCGCAGAAATGAAAGATTTAGGGCTTCGGATAAAAGGCGCTAAAAAGGGGCCTGACAGCGTTGAATATGGGATTAAATTCTTGCAGGATCTTGAAAAAATAATAATCGATGATAGAAGATGCCCTAACGTAGCAAGAGAATTTATTAATTATGAGTTAGAAAAAGACGGCCAAGGAAATTTCAAGGCTAAATACCCCGATAAAAACAATCACGGCATTGATGGCTGCCGCTATGCCCTTGAAGATGACATGAAAAAATTACCTGACCCGATTATCGATACAGGACAATCGTCCTATGAAAATATATTTAACGCTGATTACAGCGAGTATGGATTCTAAAATAAATAAGAGGGTGGAGTCAAGATGGAGTCAATACAAGAATATTGTTGCAAAAGCAGTTTTTCAGTAAAAGCGATTCAGTGGAATGGCGATTTGAGCATTATGGATCAAATCAGCAAGGATTTTAAGGTTTGCGTAAAATATCATTGTGGAGAACATTTGATTTTGGTTAAAGGTTCTACCGAAGGGCTTTCTTCAATGTCATATTGCGTAAGGCTTAGCCAATATATCGTTGAAGACGGCAACTTTATTAAAATCATGAATCAGAAAGACTTTGAGTATCAATACGAACCGGCCAAAAAGCCTGCAATTCAACATGGGAAATGTGCTTGCTCTGTTAATGTTAACATTGACGCTGCGCAACTTGCCGCTATAGTAAGTAAAGTCCTGGCTGATACAACAAAATCCCAGCTCAATTCAATTTGCGGACGATGACATGCCCACCGTTGACGTTATCATACCTAGCTACAATACCAAACGGCTCACCATGGAATGCATTGAGTCTGTCGCTAAAACACTAACGCCGATAAAAATAATCGTTGTTGACAACGCTTCAACAGATGGATCGGCAGATGCAATACGCCAATTTTGGCCAAGCGTTACCGTAATACAAAGCAAGACAAACGAGGGATATGCCAAAGCTTGCAATAAAGGCGCGAGAGATGGCAATAGCCCCTATATATTGTTTTTGAATAGTGACACATTGATAGCGGATAATCTTTGGCTAGCTAAAATGATTAAAACATTCGAGTCTGACGACAAAATAGCTGTAGTAGGTCCAAAGCTGGTTAATGAAAAGAACCAGCTTACTGGTTGCGGCGTAGTTGGCACCAATGCAAAGCCTTATATAAGAGGCTGGCTAGAGCCGAATACGTTCGAATCCTATAACAAGCAAACCGAATGCTTAAGCGTCTGTGGTGCTTGCATGATGATTAAGCGCGACAATGTTCCAGTGATTGGACTGATGGATGAGCAGTACCCTTTCTATTTTGAAGAAACAGACTACTGCTATAACGCTAGAGACAAAGGGTATAAAGTGGTCTACACTCCCGACACCACAGTCGTTCATTATCATCAAAAAAGTTCAAAAGACAAAGAAAGCGCTCGCAAATGGTTTG